AGAATGATACTAATGACAAATAACTACAGACCTGGTTAACTATTTGCATTAGATAGAATCTATTACCTAGAATCTTAGACAATGAAACTATACCCCTATCCCCCCTTACGAGCGAAGCGAGTGAGTATGTATATAAAGAAGAAAACAGATAGGGAGAGACACCTCAAAAAATTTGACAAAAGTGTTTTGGAAATACAATATATAAAAATTCGAAAAGGATTTACGTATTAAAATTTTAAAATTTTCAAAAAATCTCGCATGAAAATTTGTAGTGACTGCAACGAAAAATTTCCCAACAAAAATTTTGAAGTAACTCATGCCAAAGGAAACTATACACGGAGTATCTGTATCTCTTGCAAGACACAAAAAGCTAATCGTAAAAAATCTTCTTCGCCCAAACAATATATCCAACACCTATACACCCAAGCTAAATCAGCTAGACGCGATTCAGGGAAAGAATGGAAAATTAAAAGCTCACACTTACAAAAATGTTGGGAGCAACAAGAAGGCCGTTGTGCGTTGTCAGGTGTCTTTATGACATGGTCCAAGGACGGTGGAGGAAAGAAAGAGAAGAACATCAGCATAGATCGTATTAGTCCCCATATCGGATATATCCCAAGTAATGTACAATTGGTGTGTAATAGGATAAACATCTTAAAACACAACTTGACAGAAGATGACTTGTATTGGTGGTGTAAGAATATAATAACAATTAAGGAGTTGCCTAAATAATGGAATCGAAATACGATATTAACTTGGAGCAATTAGCCGAGCAATACCCTGACGCAACAAAACAACTACTTGAACTAACAGAGGCTTTAGACGCTAAGACACTTCAGCGAGAGGGGTACGATAACTTCATTCGCTATATAAAACACATGTGGCCAGACTTCGTAGAAGGAGAACACCACAAGATATTTGCCGAGAAGCTCGAACGAGTTGCTCGCGGCGAGCTTAAACGCCTCATAGTAAACATGCCTCCTAGACACACCAAGTCTGAATTTGCGTCAACCTTTTTTCCTTCATGGGTCTTGGGTCGTAATCCTAAGTTAAAGGTCATGCAGATAACACACACCGCGGAACTTGCGTTTCGTTTTGGTAGAAAGGTGCGTGACATTATTGACTCCGAAGAATATCAAAGTGTCTTCCCTGGCGTTAGGCTAAAAGCCGACAGTAAATCCGCAGGTCGTTGGGAAACCAATGGCGGTGGGGAAGCTTTCTATTCAGGAATAGGCGGAGCAGTAACAGGACGTGGTGCAGATCTACTTGTGCTGGATGACATTCACTCAGAGCAAGACGCACTTTCGTTAACGGCTTTGGACAATGCATGGGATTACTACTCTTCAGGACCACGACAAAGATTACAACCCGGCGGAGCCATTGTTATTGTGATGACGCGATGGAGTACCAAGGACTTAACAGGCAGATTACTCAGCAGACAGGTAGAAGAACACGCAGACCAATGGGAAGTCGTAGAATTCCCAGCTATATTTCCTGAAACACACACGCCTTTATGGCCTGAGTATTGGAAGTTAGAAGAATTAGAAGGGGTCAAAGCTTCTATCCCTGTCAGCAAATGGGAAGCCCAGTGGATGCAAAACCCAACCTCTGAAGAAGGTGCTATACTAAAGAGAGAATGGTGGAAAAAATGGGACAAGGACGAAATACCACAGATGCAGTACGTCATACAATCTTATGACACGGCATACACAAAGAAGGAAACTTCAGACTTCTCAGCGATTACGACGTGGTGCGTATTTTATCCAGACGAAGGTTCAAAAAGACCCGCCCTCTTACTCCTAGACGTTAAGAAAGGACGATGGGACTTCCCAGAATTAAAACGTGAAGCGTTTGCACAGTACAAGTATTGGGATCCAGACACGGTTATTGTAGAAGCAAAGGCAAGTGGTCTGCCGTTAACGGACGAACTACGCCTCACAGGAATCCCTGTGGTAAATTATTCTCCTGGCAAAGGACAAGACAAGATTGCACGAGTAAATGCAGTCGCTCCTATGCTGGAATCTGGAATGGTGTACGTTCCAGATACAAGATGGGCGGACGAGTTGGTTGAAGAATGTGCGGCATTTCCTTTCGGAGATCACGATGATTTGGTAGACTCAACAACACAAGCGTTAATGCGTTATCGACAGGGCGGATTTATTGGTTTAGAATCTGACGATGATTTGCAGGATAATTATCCACGCAGACTAAAAGAATATTATTAGGAGCACAAGATGTCTAAGAAAGGTGAAGAGATAAAAGACCAAGGATTCGTACCTTACGCAAAACAAAAAACTGAAGCTACTTCTAAAGGACCAACACCCGGCGCTGGCAAAGGCAAAAGTCGTGGAGCTGGAGCAGCCCTTAGAGGAACTAAGTTTACTGGCGTATATTAAACCGAATGAAAGGCGTTAAGCATTACAAGAAAGATGGTACTGAGCACACAGGCAGCTCCCACAAAATGGCTAATGGTACTGTGCATACAAATAAAGCGCACACCAAAACAAGTGTGAAGTTATTTCATTTCAAAGATTTATCTAAAAAAGCGAAAGTAAAAGCTAAAAAATAAATGGCAGAAAATAATAAACCAACCAACATAGAACGGTTGTCAGATCTTATTGATCTAGAAGTAGAAGACGGACAAACGGTTGAGATTGAAGAGCCAATTTCCGCGGACAATGAGATTGCCGTAGAGATTGAAGAAGACGGCAGTGCCGAAGTAAATTATTTTCCAGACGATGAGCCCATGCAAATGGAAGCTCCGTTTGATGCAAACTTATCTGAATATTTATCCGAACAAGATCTAGGAAGAATAGCCAATGACTTGATTGGGGATTTTGAAGACGATCACGCTAGCCGTGCAGAATGGGAAGAGACTTACGTTAAAGGATTAGACCTGTTAGGGTTTAAATATGAGGACAGAGATCGTCCTTTCCCTGGAGCATCTGGGGTAACACATCCTTTATTAGCAGAATCCGTTACGCAATTCCAAGCACAAGCCTTTAAAGAGCTACTACCTAGCAAAGGACCGGTCAAAACTAGGGTAATGGGTGCGGAAACACCTGAAACAGAGGCTCAAGCAAGAAGGGTAGAAGACTTCATGAACTACCAAATAACCACTGTAATGCAGGAATATACCCCTGAAATGGACCAATTGTTGTTCTATTTACCCCTTGCAGGCTCAGCATTTAAGAAAGTTTATTTTGATCCCAGCAAGCAGCGCGCTGTTAGCACATTCGTTCCAACAGAAGATCTGGTTGTTCCATACACTGCCAGTGATTTAGAAACTTGTGAACGTATCACCCATGTTGTAAAGATGTCTTACAACGAAGTGCGTAGTCATCAGCTTGCTGGGTTCTACCGAGACATAGAATTAAAACCAGGTGACCCAACAAACACAGACGTAGCCGACAAGGTAGACGAACTAGAAGGAATCCAACAAGGCAGCATCGACATGACGTACGAACTTTTAGAGTTCCACGTTTCTATGGACGTGCCTGGCTTTGAAGATCCCGAAGGCTACCACTTACCTTTTATAATTACAGTAGACAGAACGTCTAGCCAAGTCCTTTCTATTAGAAGGAACTACACAGAGGGAGACCCCCTTAAAACTAAAGTTCAATATTTTGTACACTACAAATTTTTACCAGGTCTTGGGTTCTACGGCTTTGGACTAATACACATGATCGGTGGTCTGTCGAGAACCGCCACTGGCGCACTGAGACAATTAATAGATGCTGGAACACTGAGCAACTTACCTGCTGGTTTCAAAGCCAGAGGTCTAAGGATCAGGGACGACGAGACTCCACTAGAACCCGGAGAGTTTAGAGACGTGGATGCACCAGGCGGAGCGTTAAAAGATTCCATCATTCCTTTACCTTATAAAGAACCGTCGCAAACATTAATGCAGTTGCTTGGTTTTTGTGTAGAAGCAGGACAACGTTTTGCGTCTATCACCAACATGAACGTTGGCGATGGCAATGCAGAAGCTCCCGTTGGAACTACTATGGCGTTATTGGAACAAGGCACACGAGTTATGTCTGCTGTCCACAAACGTTTGCATTACGCACAGAAATTAGAGTTCCAAATACTAGCAAGATTATTTTCTCAATCCTTACCCGCTGAGTATCCGTACCAAGTGGTTGGTGGAGATCAATCCATTAAACAAACTGACTTTGATGAGCGCGTAGACGTCATCCCTGTTAGTGACCCCAACTTCTTTTCTATGGCTCAACGTATTACGTTAGCTCAACAAGAATTACAATTGGTGCAAAGCAATCCAGAACTGCACAACATTAAAGAAGCGTACAGAAGAATGTACCAAGCACTAGGTTCTGAAAACATTGAAGCTTTGTTACTTCCAGATCCACCACCTCCCGCTCCTGTGGATCCCGCCCAAGAGAATGGTGCGGCATTGATGGGTGCGCCACTGACAGCATTCCCCGAACAAAATCATGCTGTACACATAGAGGCGCATTTATCTTTCTTGGCAAGTCCAATAGCAATGATGAACCCAATGGTTGCACCAGCTATGGTGTCACACATTTTTCAACACATATCATTACAAGCACAGAACATGGTAGACCAACAGATGCCTGAACAAGAACAACCGATGCAACCAAACGGAGCACCGCAAGAACCTCAACCGAATCCAGAAAAAGATTCGTTGAAAGCACAAATCGAAGTGCAAATCATGAACGAAATCTTGCCACGTCTTGAAGAGATAATGACTCCACCAGAAGATGGTGTTGTACAACTTAAACAAGAAGAGCTTCAAATACGTGCAAAAGAAAACGAAGATGATAAACTTATTGCTGAAAAGAAATTAAAACTGGACGCAGCCAAGTTAAAACAAAAAGATCAATCGGAAGAA